AAGAAATTATTCTCTATTATAGAGAATGTTATAGTCTGTTATAGTTATTATATTTTAATCAAAAAAAATCGGTCTATAGTTTTGGAATAAGCTATATCTGATTTAAACCTATTGCTGGAAAGCAAAAATCAATAAAGGTGGAAACCTATGCCAATGGAATTAGTATTGAATGAAGATGGATCTGTGAAATTAAAGGAAAACATGCCTGTTTATAAACATGATGATGGAAAGGAAATTCCATTTGACGCAAACTCGGCTATGGATAAAATCAGTGTACTTAATAATGAAGCTAAAACTCATAGGGTCGGAAAAGAGACTGCTGAGGGTAAGTTAAAATTATTTGAGGGTATTGAAAATCCAGAAGACGCTTTGAAAGCAATTGAAACGGTTGCAAACTTATCTGCTGGTGAATTAATCAAGTCTGGAGAAGTTGAATCTTTGAAGAATCAAATGAAAGAAAATTTTGAAAAAGATAAACAAAACCTACAGGCTACTTTTGTTATTGAACAAAAGTCAAAAGATACAGTAATCGGTCAAAAAGATGAGATGATTCGTAAGATGTTGATTGATGCACAATTTGCAGGATCAGATTTCTTAACTGAAAAAACTCATATGACACCAGATGTTGCTTCATTAGTATTTGGAAAATTTTTTAAACCAGAAGAGGTAAATGGTGAAGTTATGCCAGTTGCTTATTTAAAGGGAGAGAAAATTTATAGCAGAGAACGTCCTGGTGAACTCGCAACATTTAAGGAAGCATTTCCTGTTTTATGGGAAAATTATCCCATGAAAAATACTTATTTAAAATCAACAGGTGGTGGAGCTGGTGGTGGTGGAAATACTACTCCTGGTGGACTGCCAAATGTCATAAAACGTGATGATACAGATGGATTTTCAAGAAATATTGAAGACATTGCTAAAGGTAAAATACAAGTTAGATAAATGGGCAATCTCCTGGGTTCTTCAGGGGTTATGTCCGAACAAGAATATTGAGGAATAAAAAATTTCTCCTTAATATTCTTTAACCCCAATTTTTGAACAATTAACACAGGAGGTTTTCCAAATGGCTAATACGAATACGTTAACTGCTGCGATCCCTACAATTCTGGCTCAGGGCCTTATGGCACTACGAGAAAATGCAGTAATGCCTAAACTTGTTAATACAAGTTACTCAACTGAAGCAGCTCAAAAAGGCGATACAATTAATGTTCCAATTCCTTCAGCTATTACTGCTGGAGCAGTTTCACCTGGATTTGCTTATCCAAACGATGCTGGCGTAACGCCTACAAGTGTTGCTATTGCTCTTGATCAATGGTATGAAGCACCATTTTTTTTATCAGATCAAGACATTTTAGAAGCAATGAATGGTATTATACCAATGCAAACATCTGAGGCAATTAAGTCCTTGGCTAATAATATTGATTCAGCTATTATGGGTCAGTATATAAATATTTATGGTGCTGTTGGAACACCTGGAACAACTCCATTTGGTACTTCAACTCAAGAAGCAACTGATGCTCGTAAAGTTTTGAGTAATCAATTAGCCCCACTTGACGATAGACGATTTGTAATTGATCCTGATGCTGAAGGTGAAGCACTTGGATTGAGAGCATTTCAGGATATGAGTTTTTCTGGTTCTGCTCAAGGTATTATCGAAGGTAAAATCAATAAAAAACTTGGTTTTGATTGGTACATGGATCAAAACATTCCATCACATACATCTGGTACTGATGATGGTAATTATACAACTACTGCAGATGTTTATTTAGCTGGTGTAACAACTCTTACTACAATTACAGGTGCTGGCAATATTGTAAAGGGTGATATTTTTACACTTGCTGGTGATGCACAAACTTATGTTTGTACAACTTCAATGGTTGGTGCTGGTGCATTAGCATTCTTACCTGCACTTAAAGTTACTACAAGTGGTGCTGCTATTGCAATCACTGTAATGGGTGCTGTTGGAACTGCAACTGCATATCCTCAGAATCTTGCATTCCATAGGGATGCTTTTGCTTTTGCTTCTCGTCCATTATCAGATACTACTGAAGGTCTTGGTAATTTAATTCAATCTGCCACAGATCCTATTTCTGGTCTAACTTTAAGACTTGAAATTTCAAGACAGTACCGAAGAACACGTTGGGCATTTGATGTTCTATATGGTGTTAAAACAATTAGACGTGAATTGGCTTGCCGAATTTACGGATAAAAATAAACTGTTAATACTTTAGTGGTCGGAGAAATCCGGCCACTAAATATATTTCTATGTTTACAACATTGTTTTAAATACAAATATTATAGGAGGTCAACAAATGTCTTTTAATAAAGATTATCCAACTGGTAATCAATGGGAAACAGCTCTTTCAGATACTCTGAACGCTTCCACAATGCCAGCATCAATAACATCTACAGTAGAAACTCAACAAGACTCTGTAAAAACACAAACAGTTACAACTGCTGGAGCAGTTGCTATAGATGCAACAACAGTAGAAGTACTTATATTAAATCAAGCAACTACTATTGCTGCAACATTAACAGCATTAACGCCTGGACAAATGCTCACAATTTATGATGAGACTGGTGCTGGTGTTCATACTGTTACATTTACTGGCGGAACATATAATGTAGCAGGTAATAATATTGCTACACTTAATGCTGATGGTGAATGTTTAATATTGATTGGTGTAACTGCTACACAGGGAATGGTAGTTGAGAATATTGGCACAGTAGGTTTAAGTTAAACATAAAAAAATAACATAAATATAAGCAATAATATTGTTAATATTTATGTTATTTTATAGGAGGTTAACAAATGTCTTTTAATAAAGATTATCCAACTGGTAATCAATGGGAAACAGCTCTTTCAGATACTCTGAACGCTTCCACAATGCCAGCATCAATAACATCTACAGTAGAAACTCAAGAGGCTTTAGTAACTAAAGAACAGACTGTAGTTGCGTCTGGTGCAGTTGTTGTGGATGCAACTACAATAACGACTCTTGTTCTTAATCATGTAACAAAAATTACTGCTACAATAGCTGCATTAAAAATAGGTCAAACACTTGCTATTTATCAAGCTGATGCTGGAACTGCTGGACATACAGTAACATTCGCAGGAACATATAATGCTGCCGGAAATAACACAGCGACTTTAAATGCTGTAGGTGATGGATTAATTGTATATGGAGTAACTGCTGCAAAAGGTGTAGTGCTTGAAAGTATTGGGACAACTGCTTTATCAACTGTTTAATTCGGAATAGTATTTTTAAAAAGGGGGAAATATAATGGGCACAGTAGCTACATTAATGGTATATTCAGAGCCTCATAAGGGTGTAATAATGATTAATAAAACAAGATTTAATCCAGCAATTCACTCTTTAGATACAGGCCAAAAAGTAGAACCAAAGAAAGTAGAAAAATCAGAGATTGGACTAAAACCTCCGGTTGCTGTTCAAAAGCCAGTAAAAAAATCTGAACCAAAAAAGAATGTTGGTAAAGTAAAGCCAAATGTTAATAATTTAAAAGGTCTTACAAACAGTATTAATGCCAAGTAATCGGAGTATATCACGATGGAAATAAGAACTTTAATAGATGCTGCTACTGGAAATGTAACAGGAGCTTCATTAAAGATTGATCCAAAAAGACAAACTCTTGGAGCTATTGCTGTCCAAGTTACAGGCACTTTTGCTGCTACTGCATCTATAGAAGGAACATTATCTACTGATCAGGAAGTTAGGGAAAATACTGCTGTTTGGACTGTTATATTTGGTTCCGCATGGACTGCAGCGACTCTTGACGCATTATTTGTAGCACCATCACATATAAGAGGCGTTATTAGTGGTTTTACTGCTGGTACTGTTACAATGAAAGTAATGATATAAAATAAAGAGCAAGGGATTTCTTTATGTCTGCATTTAGTTCATATCTTGAGCAAGAAATAGTAAATTGGACAAGAGGAACTGCGTTTGATGCAGAGCCTGTATCTTTAACTGTTGCCTTATATACATCTAATCCTGCTGATGATGATTCTGGTACTGAAGTAGCTGGAGCAATTGGATATGCTAGACAGACAATAGTTTTAACTGCTCCAAATTCATTAACTGGTACAGGTACCACTTCAGAGAATACAGCCAACATTGTATTTGGGCCAGCTACTAACTCTTGGGGTTCAGTAACTCATTGGGGAATTCATCATATTGGTTCTGGTGAATTATTAGTATATGGATCTTTTATTGCTGCAAAAACAGTAGGTACTGGAGATGGATATACGATACCTGCAGGTTCATTTGATATTTTAGTTAGAAATTCTTTTAGTTCGTATTTTGAAACTGCGATAATTAACTGGATGAGAGGCACTACATTTCCAACAGAGCCAGTATCCTTAACGCTTGCTCTATATACTACTGATCCTTCAGATGATGACTCTGGTACAGAAATTGCTGGAGCAATTGGATATACTAGAGAAGCAATCGCATTGACTGCTCCTTCAGTTGTGGTTGGAACTGGTTCCTCAACAGACAATACAGCTCTTATCACATTTGGACCAGCGACTGGTGATTGGGGAACTATTGCTTATTGGGGAATACATCATATAGGCTCGACTGAGTTGTTGTTTTATGGTGCTCTAACAGCATCAAGAGGTATCATAACTGGGGAGACTA